GAAAGGGTATTAAAATACGATAAGAGGGATATATAACTATAAATATGCTATAATTGGTTAAAATATGTACAATTATTTATCAACGTAAAATCAAATACATAAGGATTAAACTAATGGCACAAAGAGGCAGACCTAAAGGTAGTACAAATCGTAGCTATAAGCGCGTACTAGATGAATACTTACAGCGCAAATACAAGGGCGAGTTCAACCCTGTTATCAATGCAATAGAATCAGCTATTAAGATTCAGGAGATAGCAGAGACTACCGGGGATATAGCAGACTATAAAGCTAGTGTTGATGCATTCGACAGGGTGAGCAAGTATATACAGCCAACATTAAAGGCGGTCGAGCTTAGTGGCGATGCGGGCGTTACTGTATCCCTACAGCGTAAAAGGTTTGATGGTTTGCATGACGATAAGGCAGAGGGTGAGGAGTAGCACCCCCCCCTCCCGAAGGCGCGCGCGTGTAGTATATATATGTCCCTCTCAAAAAAAAATTGGAGCTATATGAAAGTCACCCCTATCAGACCTGACATGAAAGACCCTAAAACGCCCTTAGAGGGGTTTACAGGCGATTTAATTATGATTACTATAGAAGAGGGTCAGGTTGAGGTTGCAAGCTCTCTAATCGACGAAAAAACGCTATTCTATATTGACCTTTGTAAACATATTATAATGAGAGATACTTTGGACGGTTACGATGATTATGATTGAAAGTGATGAATACGTTAGCGACACTGAGTTAGAGTTGATTCAGAGTTTTGGTAATGCCTTAGTCGACAAGGATGAAATGTTGATGAGAGAAATATTAGACATAGTGTATGATAAGATGTCTACAAACTTTGAGGATGAGTTAGATGAGTCACTTACATAAGTTAAGTAAAGAAACGAGAGATAGGCACTTCCCTGAAGCAAATGGTGGTAAGGGTAGTAAGCCTAGAACATCTACTGCTGAAACACGTAAGAAATATGAAGACAACTGGGAAAAGATATTTGGTAAGAAAAAATGAGCCAAATACAATACGACTTATGCCCACAGGGACAAGTTCTCCAAGATTTCTCTGACTGTCGCGCACGAAACTCCTTTATCATGGGTCCGTTGGGTTCAGGTAAGACTGTTCAATGTATTCTTAAACTGTTAGACCTTATCTGTGAACAAGAGCCTGTATCTGACCCTGAACACAAGAACTACAATAAACGACTATCACGAGTCATTGCCGCTCGTAACACTTATTCTGAACTGTTTTCTACTACTATTAAAGACTGGTTAGAGATACATGGGGAGCTAGGTGACTTCAAACAAGGCAATAAAGAACCCCCTACACACTTTATGCGCTTTAACCTAGAAGATGGTACAGAGGTTGAATGTGATGTCGTGTTTATCGCCTTTGACAGACCCGAACACGTTAAGAAAGCAAGGGGTATCCAGACTACTTGGGTGTGGTTAAACGAGACTAAAGAGCATTCTAAAGCCGTTTTAGATATGTTAGACCTACGTCATGGTCGCTACCCCTCTCCTAAAGAAGGTGTGCGCCCTACGCATCATGGAATGCTTGGAGACTCTAACGCCCCTGATGAAGACCATTGGTATTTTAAACTTGCTGAAATAGAACGCCCTGAAGATTGGTCATTTTTTAGGCAGGCAGGTGGAGTTTTAAAAGAAGGCGAAGAATGGATAGTAAACCCTGAAGCCGAAAACTTAAAAAACCTACCAGAAGGCTACTACAAGCGTGGTCTAAATGGTAAAACAAACGACTGGATAAAGGTAAATTTAGCTAATGAATACGGATTTGTATCGAACGGTAAGCCTGTGCATCCTATGTACACTGATAGCGTCCATTGCCAACACATGGATGAGTTTAAACCATCCCTTGACTACCCTATCGTCTTAGGATTTGACTTTGGTCGTACACCTGCGTGTGCGTTTTTACAGCGAACTTCCATAGGAAGATGGATATGTTTCGATGAAATGGTTCTTACCGACTCTGGTGCTGTTGATTTTGCACCTACACTTAAAAGATACATTGAAGATCAGTACCCTGACCACGAGTTCAAAGGGTGGGGTGATCCTTCTGGCAACAATAAAAACCAATCAAACAGTGAAACGCCATTTCAGATAATGCGAGCCGCAGGTATTCCTTGTCAACCTACTGCCTCAAATGACCCATTAAAACGTAGAGCCGCCTTAGAAGTACCTATGAAAGAAATGTGCATGGATGGCAAGCCTAGATTTACTGTCCTACCCAAAGCCTCTATGATTCGTAAAGGCTTACAAGGTGGATTCTGTTATAGAAGAGTACAGAAGTCAGGCGAACACTACACTGACGAACCTGATAAGAATGAATACTCTCACCCTGTTGAAGCCTTAGAGTACGCACTACAAGGAGAGGGTGAAGGTAAGTCAGCATTACGCGGGACTGGTAAGTTTACTAAACCTACACAAGCAAAGGTCAACTTCAGTGTCTTCTGATGTATATGTGGTGTTTAAAAATGACTCATCAAACTGGTGGAGTCCATTCCTAAAAAAAGATATTCGCCACTGTTATGTAGTAAAACCATCAGTAGATAGGCTAATTGTTTGCGGTAAGTCAACAAATGATTATGACTTGTACACGATTGATGCAAAAAATGGTATAATAGAGGACAACTATATTCTATTAAGTTATAAGCCCAAAAAGTGTAAACGCTTTCTATTTATGCTGAATACTTGTGTAGGGCATACGAAACAGATATTAGGAATCAACAATCCGTTTATCTGGACACCATATCAACTGTACAAATACATGAGGAAGAATAATGGGCGGATCGTCAAAAGCACCACCACCAACACCTGAAGAGTTAGCTTTAGAAAAACGTACACAAATGGGTCTTACTAGAGAACGTGCTAGAACAGAGCGTATGTTAAAAGCACAGGCTCGTGGATCACTAGGTGCTAAGTCATTACTAGGTGGGCTTAAAAAAGAAACCTACGCAAAACAAGAAGATGTAGTGCATAGTGATGCTATGTCTAGTGAAGAGCGTGATAAGCTCAAAATGACAAGATTAGGTCGTCAGGCTTTAAAAGGAATGCTGTAATGAAATTACCCGCAGAGCTTGGGTCACTTCAAGACCTAAAGAAACGCGAAGCTAACGCATTTAAACGCTCTACACACTGGCATGATCAGCTAGATGATGCGTATGAATACTTCCTACCTAACCGTAACCTGTTTGAAACTACTATGGCAGGTCAAAAGAAGATGGATAAAATCTTCGACTCTACTGCTTTAGAGGCTATCCAACAAGGTGCTAGTAAGCTACAAGAAAACATTGCTCCTATCTGGTCAAGATGGGCTACCTTTGAGCCGTCACTACGTGTTAAAAAGCTGTTACAGTCTGGTAACTTTGACGTATCAGAAGAAGATATTAGACGCAACCTTGAAGAGCAAGCAGAAGAAGTCTTCGATTATATTAACCGTTCTAACTTTGCTACACAATTCTATGAACACGCCCTAGACCTTTTGATTGGCACAGGCACTCTTCGTATAGATGAAGATGAAGATGAAGATATGCCTATTGTATTTAGTGCTATACCACAGAAAGGTATTGCATTTGAAGAAGGTCCGCAAGGAAGTGTAGAGACACACTGGCGTAGATTTGAAGTCAAAGCAGGTTTGCTAGAACGCAAGTGGCGTGGGTTCAAGGCATCTCCATCAATGGCTAAAGTAATAAAAGACAAGCCTGAAACTATCGTAAAAGCCTATGAAGGCGTTGTTTATTTGCCAAAATCAAAAACATACTATGGTTGTTTGTGGGTTGGGAAAGAAGATCGCATTAGTTGGATGGAAGACTTTGGCTCTACGTCTCCTTGGGTAACAGGTCGTTACTCTAAGGTAGCAGGTGAGGTGCGCGGTCGTGGTCCTGCCCTACAAGCACTGCCTGATGTTAAGTCATTGAATAAAGCTAAAGAGTTCACGTTACAAAAAGCGGCTATTGACCTTGCAGGTATGTACACTGCTACGGATGATGGCGTTACAAACCCCTACAATATTAGTATAAGTCCGGGGGTTGTTATTCCAGTTGGTTCTAACAACAATTCTAATCCATCTTTAAGACGTTTAGACACTGGTGCTAACTTACAATTGTCGCAGTTTGTTATTAATGACTTACAAATGAACATTAAAAAAGCATTATTTAACGACCTGCGCGATCCTACTGGGGCTGTTAGGTCAGCTACAGAGGTAGCTATTGAGTCGAGAGAACTTGCTAAACGTATAGGTTCTGCATTTGGTCGCTTGCAAACTGAAGTATTAATCCCTATTATAAAGCGTGTGGTTGCTATATTAACTCGTAGAGGTCTTATACAGCCACTACAGTTAGATGGTAGAGACATTGATATTAAATTTATGTCACCACTAGCAAGACAACAGGATGCTGAAGATATACTTACTGTTCAACAAGCTGTACAGTTTGTATTACAAAATGCAGGTCCAGACGAAGCTAAGATTGGATTTAAGACTGAAGAGTTTGGTACATGGGTTGCAGAAAAAGCAGGTGTTCCTGCGAGCTTAGTAAGATCAGAAGCTGAAAAGCAACAAGTAATACAAGCAGGCGCAGAAGCATATCAACAAGGTAACGCTACTGGTGAGAACCCAATGCAAGGACAGACTACGCTTTGAGTTGGAACAAAATAGACAAGGCTTCTACGGAAACCAAGTCTAAGTACGCAGAAGAACAACGAGTTAAAGCCATTGAATTAGCTAGAGCATACAATGGCTGTTTCTCTACGCCTGAAGGAAAGAAAGTCCTAGAAGATTTAACATCACGTTTTATCTATGGCAACGATACCCCCTTTGAATCACAGAATGTAAACTATGAAGCGGCTTATCATAATGGTGAGTCTGGAGTAGTTAAGTATGTGATTAATTTAATACAACAAGCTAAAGTAAGAGGTTAATATGTCAGACGAACAAGCCGAAGTACAAGAAGCTACTTCTGATACCTTGTTAGACAATGCTCAACCCACGTTAAGTGAGAACGAGTATTTTCTAGCTGAAGGCATTAAGGGTACAGGTGAAACACCCGAATGGTATAAAGCAGATAAATACCAGTCAGTAGCAGAACAGGCAAAAGCATACACTGAACTTGAAAAGAAGTTTGGCGGATTTAAAGGTGCGCCTAAAGATGGCTATACTGCTCCTGAAGGTGTAGATCAAGATGATGCTTTACTTGCTGAACTAACTGAGTTTGCTAAAGACACTAATATGTCTGATGAGGCGTATGGTCGTGCATGGGAGCTTTTGACTGCACAAGAGCAGGCGGTAGAAGAGGTAACTGCTGAACAAGAGATGGCGAAGCTAGGCGACAATGCTACGCAACGCTTGAAAACTGTTGAAGGGTTTTTAAAGAACAATCTAGATGCTGATACTTATACCCAAGTGCAAGACTTAGTGACGACTGCTGAAAGTGTACAGTTAATAGAAGCTATCGTAAAAGCTACTGTTCCTGCTAAACTACCTATCGAGGGTGGTGAGCATCCGCAAGGCTTAACGTGGGCAGATGTAGAGGCAGAAATGTTCAAGAAAAACGAAACTGGTCAGTTTTTACGAAGCGTTGATCCTAACCATGAGCGCAAAGTTCAACAGATGATTGCATCGTTTGGCGGTTGATGTTTACAAATATGGGTGTTCGGTGTTATAATAGGGCATCGAATACCCTTTCTAGGCTCGATAAATTTAGGTTGGATGCTGACCAAATTTATTGGGTACTCAGCTAAAACCTTGAAAAACTTTATAAATTAAATCTTTTTTTCGAGGATATTACAATGAGTAATACACTATCAAGCGTAGCTGTCACAGAGTTTGACAGCATGGTAAAACACGCTTACCAAGGAGTAGGTAAGTTAAAAGGCGCGGTAACTGTTCGCAACAATGTTGTTGGCGATACATACAAATTCCGCAAAATGGGCAAAGGCTCTGCAAGCCAAAAAGCAACTTCTGATCTAGTAGTACCAATGGGTGTAGAACACAGCTTAGTAACTTGCAGTCTTTCAAACTATCACGCTTCAGAGTACACCGATCTTTTTGATGCAGCTGAAGTAAACTTTGATGAAAAGCAAGAGCTTGCTACTACTATTGCAGGTGCTCTAGGTCGCAGACAAGATCAGCTAGTTATTGATGCACTTAATGGTGCAACTTTAGCTACAACTGCACAAGGCGGTACTGCTGACAGTGATGCACTTACTGTAGATACTTTGGCTTCTGCTAAAGTAGAGCTAGTAAAGCAAGGCGTTGGCGATGCAGCTTTGTTTGGTGTTATTAACGCAGCAGGTCTTGAAGATATGTTGCAAGACGCTGAACTGACTTCTTCTGACTACAACAGTGTTAAAGCACTTGTGAATGGTGACGTAAACTCATTCATGGGCTTCAACTTCATTGTTATTGAAGATCGTGCAGAAGGTGGATTGAGTGTATCTGGCGCAACTTGTGATTCATTCTTCTTCTCTCAGGATGCTGTCGGCATGGCTGTTGGCATCGACATGAAAACTACTATTGACTATATTCCAGAGCGTACTTCACATTTGTGTACTGGTATGCTTAAAGCAGGTGCGTGTGTACGCGACACTGCAGGTGTAGTTAAAGTACAATACCACTCAGCGTAAGGAGTTATTAATCATGGCTTATGTAGATTCAGCGTTACAAAAAATCACCAATGGTATTGGTGGACAAGCAAATAACTTCTTCATCTATTCAACTAGCGATGCTATTGCTACTGTTAATAATGCCAATTATTTTCTTGGTGGAGTTAGCCGTTTAGCAGCAGGCGATGCTATTCTTGTTATTGGTAATGGTATTCCTACCCTTACTTATGTAGTTTCAAGAACAGATACTGCTGTTGATGTTGTAGATGGTACAACTGTTGCTGCAACAGATAGCGACTAAGTAGTTATTATAAGGGGGGTTCGCCCCCCTTTTTTAAAAAGGTGATATATGGCGAGTAAGATTGGATTAATTTCTAACGCATTAATTTTAATTGGTGATTTGCCATTGACATCACTTACTGGTAACTCACGCGCACAAGTTGTAGCTAATAACTTGTATGACAATATCGTACAAAGCGAGCTTACCAAGTACAGATGGGGCTTTGCTAGAAAAAAAGCACAGCTTAACAAAGACGCTACAGCTATTATTGGCACAGAGTATAGCGACAAGTACACCCTACCATCTGACTTACTTACACTAATTAAGCTGAACCCTAATCAGCCCTACCAAATTATAGAAAACAAAGTATATATTAATCACAGTGGAGACTTATACTGTGACTATATTGCTAATGTTTCTGAATCTGTGTTTCCTGTACACTTTTCTAAGATGATTGAGTATGCATTAGCTAGAGACTTTGCAATGTCTATTCGTGATAACGCTACTACTAAACAGATTATGGCAGAAGAGTACATTAACGCTTCTCGCATGGCGCGTTACACTGATTCACAGCAACACCCTATAACACCTATACAGAGCAGACCATTCCTTGATGTGAGGCACTAATGGCTAAGAGTAACTTCGTACAAAATAGCTTTGTAAGTGGTGAGTTATCTGAAGTCATAAAGGGTCGCACTGACTTAGACCAATACTACAAAGGCATGGAGATTGCTACTAATGTAGTAACTACCCCTCAAGGTGGCGTTAAAAGACGCATGGGCAGTCAGTTTATATCTACTGTACCTGCTGTAGAGCCTTTTACACTTACTGCGGGTATGTTGTCAGCCCCAGAAGGGGGAGTCGTAGCAAATTTGTTGGACAATAATACGTCTAGTGTATTGCTTACTACTGATAATTTAGGCACACAAAACCCCTATGTTGTTCTCACGTTTGATCTAGCGTCTGCACAAGAAATAATGTTTGTTGATTTTACTGGCATTAAACTAACCGAAGATGTTCAGGGTGATAAGTTTTTCCTTCAAAGCTCTACAAATGGTAGTGATTGGACTTCAGAAGATGAGCTACCTATTCTTACAAATGTTGAGCAAAATATACGTGCTAGTGTTGTTGGTCCTGTACAGCAAAACTCTTATTACCAGTATGCTAGACGACACTTTCGTATAGCGCGTGTTGGTGGTGTAAATAACTTAGGCACTGCTAAAGTATCTATACAAGAAGTAGATATGTTTAAGCATGACTCTACTGCGGTAACGCCAAACTTTAAAATGCACAAGTTTGAAGTAGACAAGGCTAACAGCTTTTTACTATTCTTTACTAGTGACAACCTAAGAATATATCGCGTTACTGACACTACAACTACATTTCTACAAGATGTAAATCATGGGTTAGGGACTAACTACCCTAATCGTGTGGCGGCTAACGAAAACGTACTATTACTGTTTAACAAGAATGTAGCTCCTAAACGATTGGTGTATAACTTTAATAACGATGGGCTATTTATTTACGATACTCCTACGTTTGCTAACATTCCTCAGTATGATTTTGATGACAGCCTTAGTCCCTCAAAAGTATCTGCTGTAGTTTCTGTGACGTTTGACAATAATTATGCGGCAGGTGACAAATATCAGCTTGAAATTGATGGAGTATTAAGCAAAGAAATTGTTTATCATGGTGATGATGGCTCTGCAACTGGCGGTGATGGGGCGGTAGCCACAGCAAGTAATATGCAACAAAACCTACAAGAAATGCCTGTATTTGGTGATTCAGGGGTTACTGTAGCTCGCACTGGAACTGATGAATATACAATTACTATGGCAGGAAAGTCTGCTAACAATTACGATCAAATGACAGGTTTTCCAACTTCTGGGACTACACATGCACTTACATTTGGAAATTATACACGAGGCAGTGATGGCAAAGAAGATATATGGAGTGCTACAAGAGGTTATCCAAACTTAGGTGTATATGCACAAGGTAGATTATGGATAGGCGGCACAAGAGATAAGCCACAAGTTTTATTAGCTTCTGAAGCAGGCAACTATTTAGATTTTAAAGTAGACAGGGGCGAAGATACTGAAGGCTTTCTGTTTACTATGAATGGGGCTAAAAGCTCTATTGTAGATGTTACTGGTGGTCGTGGAGTTACAGTATTTACCGAGGGTGCAGAGTTTTCTATTACAGGCAATACCCCCGCTACATTAGGTGCTGTACAACAAACACAACATGGTAGCTTTAGTGAAAACGTACCCACACTAGCCTTAGATGGAACTACATTGTTCATAGATCGCAATGGCAGAAGCATACGCCAGTTTGTGTTTGACCACAGAGAAGAAGGCTTTAGAAGTGTTGATATGTCTGTACTGTCATCACATTTAATTAATGCTCCTTTGGATATGGATTCGGTAACAAGCACTACATCTAATGATGCTAACTATGTATTTGTGATTAACGCTGATGGCTCTGTTGTTGTGTTGAATACGTTAAGAGATCAAGACATTAATGGGTTTGTTAAGTTTGATTTAGTGCGCCCTGCTGTAGATGCAAGCAATATACAAGGTAGTAGCGTTAGTTTTGCAGGCACAACAGACAAGTATGTTCAGTGTGTTTCAGTAAATAATATTATGCACGTTTTAGTTGATAATGGCACTTTGAGTTCTACACATGGACAATATACTGTTGAGCGTTTAACGTTCGACCACTTGCTAGACTCAAGCATTAAGTTTGCGCCAAATCTGTCTGGTGGCTATTATCACCCTGAGTTTCTAACTACTTCAGAGCATTTTGACGACACACAGCCTAAGTATTTAGTTGCAGGTAACAGTGTATTGCCGCCACGATACTTAGTAGCAAATACCAATACAATACAGCTAACTAACGCAGAGCGGTTAATAAATGCTACCATAGAGATTGGTCGTAACTTTGTGCCTACTGTTAAACCTATGCCATTAAACACTGTGTTGCGTAGTGGCGATCACACTCAGATGGCATTGAAGCGTGTAGACAGAATGAATCTTCGCGTATTAAACTCAGCAGGTGTTAATATAGATGGCGTAGCTGTCCCTGTAAGAGAGTTTGGAGATTCAGGTAGTAGCCCACTAAATACATCTTTAGTGCCGTCTACAGGCGTTATAGAAGACAATAATGGTGGTAATGGTTGGGGCAGAGAAGTTGTACCAAAGATTACAGTGCCAGACCCTACACCATTCCATTTACTAGCAATAGATTACGAGATTAGTTCTTAGAGGTTATTATGGGATTACCTATATTTTTAGCCATTGCAGGCGGATTACAAGCCTATGGTCAATATCAAACTGGCAAGGCGCAAGAGTCTGCTTTAAAGCGTCAGGCAGAAGAGGAAAAGTTACGCGCACAAACTGAAGAGTTAGCTAGACGAGAAGAGCTAAATCGTACTATTGCGGCTAATCAACTGGCTATGGCTACTAGCGGCATTAGTGGTGCATCACCTGAAAGTGTATCTTTAGAATCAGCTAGAAAAGTAAGTGGCAGTGAAGCGTCTATTGCTCTTAGTGAAAGGCTAAAACAAGCACAGTTAGTAAGGCAAGCCGAGGCGGCTAAGTTTGCAGGAACAGTTGGTGCGGCATCTAGTTTAATGAAAGCAGGCTATGAATATAGCAAGGTATAATAATGGCTATCAAACCTATTATAAGATATGGTAAGTTCACTCCTACTGGCGTAGATCGATCAGGAGAAACTCGTATGCGTGCTTTAGCAGGTCTTGGTGAGCAGGTTTATGATATTACTCGTGATGTTGTTAAAACTAAACGTGAGCAAGAAGCCGTTGGCGAGGCAGTACAAGCGGCAGAAGAAGCGCGCACTGTTGACCCTGCAACTGGTCAAATTACATACGGTGAAGTTGAACAGCGTGGTGCGTTAAAGTTTGGCTCGGCACAATTTAATCAGGCATTAAACTCTACCGTACGCAGTCAACGTGAGCAAGATAGTCGCGCAAAAATTGCTGAATACAAAGAAACTTATAAAGATGACCCTACAGGTTTTCAAAATGCGTCAGAAGGATATTTAAAAGGGTTGCTTGAAAGCGCGCCAGAAGAAATGCGCCCAACAATAAGGCAAGATGTTAGCAGTCGCATACTAACTGCACAAACAACAATCAACACTAACTTTCAAACAAAACAAAAACAAACTGCTATTAATTTGCATAAAGGTAATATCAATGACGGTGTTACTGAGGCTACACGTTTAGCGCGAATGGGAGATGCTGATGCTCTCGCAGTAGAAAAGCAATCTGTTTTTGCCTCTATAGATGCTAGAGCTTTAGTAGACGAAGACTTTGACCCAGTTGCCGCAAAACAACAATTTAATAATTTAGTTAATGAGCAGACTGAACTGCACAAAATTAACGCGCTGTTTGATGAAGACCCTGAAAGTGCATACGCTTATCTTGATGACCTGAGAGGTAAAATACCTGAAGGCGTTGACCCTAATAAATGGAGTAAGTTTACAACAAGCGCACAAACTGAATTGGGTAGGCGAGCAACTGCAAACGCAATAAAAAACAAACGCAAAGCACAGCAAGATCGAGAGTATGTAGACGGTGTAGTCGCCCAGATAGGCATGGGTACAGCTAATCCAGAAGATGTGCAAAAAGCTATTGATATGTCTGAAGGTACAGATCAGGCAAAAAATATACAAGACGCGCAGGAAGTTGCTCAATATTCTGCACAACCTACTAGTGAACGAACAAAACTAAGAAATAAAGCAGAAGAGTTAGGCACAGAAGGTGCAGAGCTTTTAGTTAAAATGGAAGCGCAAGAATACAAGATACAACAAGCATTAGCAAAAGATCCAATGGGACTAGCTATACAACAAGGTGTTGTTGATTTAGGTGAATTTAATCCATTGAATCCTACGCCTGAATCTGTAGCGTTAGCTAAAGAAAAAGCGTCAGAAGCATCTGAACATTATGGCGTACAAATTCCTATATTAACTGCATCACAAACAACACGGTTAATTGAATACTTTAATAGTGAAGATATTACTGCTGAACAACAAGCGTCTATTGCGCGCGTATATGGTGCTGACTCAGGTATATGGAGTCAGTTTTCTCAAGAAAATGCACGAGTTTATGCACAAGGCGCAACGCATCCTGATGCAACAGTATCTACAGGTATATTTAAAGGTAATTACAGACTGAAACAAGGCAATGTAAAGGTCAAAGGTACAGACAAATCTGATGCAGAAGATATTTTTATTAAATATATTGGCAGTGATACAGTCCCAGATAAAGACGCAACAGCCCTGTATGAAGCTAGTCTCGCATATTATGCAAGCACAGTTGGGCAAGGCGCAGACTTTGACAAGGATGCTTTTAAAAGTGCTGTAAAAGCCGTAACAGGAAATGTTGAAACTGTGCGTGGATTTAAAACTATCTTGCCTAAAGATGTATCGAGTGATGATTTAGAAAAGTATTTTGATAATATGTCTGAACTTGAATACCGAAAAATAGCAGGCGATAAACCAGATAATCAAGTTAAAATGGACTTAGAATTAATTAGAAATGCTGACAGAATTGTAGCAATCAAAGATGGTAAGTATTTGGTTACTCACGCAAATGGACAAGCAGTGTTTAATGCAAATGGAATGCCATTAGAGTTTACTGTGAATGCTGAAACTATTAGTAACAATATGTTGCGGACTGGCAAGACTCTTGGTCAGTATGAAGAAGAACTAAGAGAAAGAACGGCTCAAAGACAAGCCGCTACAGCAGAAGCGCAAATGAATGTACTAGAGCAAAGAACAACACGCTTTTAATTAAATAGAGATATATATGCCTTTATTATCAGAACGTGGTTACAGAGAAACATTACTTAGTCTTAGACCTATAGACTATGATGCTCCTGATGACCCTACGTTTTACGAAACTATGCAGGCTTCTTATGGTTTTGTGCGAGATGAAGAAAGGTCTAACTCATCTTTGTTTAATAACCAAGCATATTTTGATAGAAAAAATACAGTTCGCCAGTTAATAAAAGACGGTATGGATTTAAACGCATATACAAATAGAAATGGTGCGTTTAACTATGACAAATTAGCTGAAGATACTGGATTAGTTAAAAGCAATAAAGAACTTTTTGAAGAGCGTAATAAAATGCTTGCAGAGCGCAGAGAGCGCAACCAAGATGTTATGGAGCGTGGTAATGGGTTTGCTCAATTTTTAGGCATGGCAGGCTCTTATATGTCAGACCCTATTAACATAGCATCATTGCCATTTGGCGGTGTAGGTGCAGGAGCTAAAGGTCTAAGCGTTTTAAGTAGGGCAATGGTAGGCGCAAGAAATATGGCGGGCGTATCATTAGCTTCTGAAATGGCTATACAGCCGTTAGTTTACTCGCATAAAAATGATATTGATTCACCATATACAGTTGAAGATTCATTGCGCGTAATAGGCATTACAGCTATTACAGCAGGTGTATTAGGTGGCGGTGTACAGGGCGTAGCAGGCTATCTAGCAAAATCGGCAGAAAAAGCGGCAAAGTATTTGAGTGTAAGGGAAGGTATATATACTAAGCCACCAATGAAATGGCAACCATCAATCATTGAAGGAAAAGCCGCAAGCATTCCAACAGCTAAAAATATAGAAATTGTTAGAACAAAATTGTTCAACGAGCAAACTAGCAAACTGACTGCTACAGCAGGCGAAAGGCTTACAGTGCCAGAAAGAAAAAAGCTTAATGGCGAACTGCGTAGCTTAGAAAGAAGACTAGAGTTAGATTTAGATAAAATATCAAAACGCTTATCTAAAGAAACCAAAGCCGCAAAAAAGACTAAAGACAAAAAAGCGTTAAAAACTAAAGCAAATGCAGAAAGAAAAGCATTGCGTGACAAATACAATCCTTTAATAAAAAGAACACAGCAACAAATTAATAAAAATGCAGAAGCATTAGCGGCACAATCACAGCTAGAGCGAATTAAGCAAGGTCAAGTGCCTAAACTCGATGCAAAAGTACAAAAAGAATTAGATGACTGGGTACAACAAAATAGCAAGCCTGCAACTGAGTCTGTATACACTATTGAAAAGTTAGCTGAAAACCTAAGATTGCAAAAGGGCTTCAGAGCCGAGGAATTAGCGTTAGAGGCGTTTGAGGGTTTTGCTAATGGTACTATCAAGTCTATTGATAAAGCGCGTCAAATCGCAATACAATCGCTTAGAGACAAGTTAAAGACGCTAGATGCTGATAGTGCTAGTGCAAAAGAAATTAATCAAATTATGAGCAAGTTAGAAACTGCTGATGATGTTGAGGCTGTATTTAAGGATTTGTTTAAATCTAATATAGAAAAAGATTTACGCATCCTCGAAAACAATGAGGCTGTGAGAGAAGCTATAGAAACTTATACAGTTAAGCCAAAAGAATATATACCAAAGGCTAAACCGCCTGCGCCTAAAGCTAATACTACTGGGCTACAAGATGCGGCACTATCTGAAGCAGGGTTTAATAAAGCATACAACGAGGAAATGGCTATCTACAATACTTTAGAAAACAAAAGATTGTTTGATTTAGACGAAGATGGAAATGTTGTCTTTACGTCTGCTGATGACGTAATCAAAGCTATAGATGATGACCTTGAAGGCTTAGAGTCAATAATGAGGTGTTCGCGTGTCTAGTTTTAATTATTGTATAAATGAAGCTGTTAAGAGCAAAAAGATTAGCAAAACAATGGCTGATGAAATACTTGCCGCGCCTGACCAAGCTGAAATGATTAGAGATATTGCTGAGACATTAACACGCGAGCGAAGAGAAAAAGTTGTAGATGCTATACGTTTATCTAATGCGATAGAAGCCGCAGAGTCACATCCAAAAGGACTAGGTGCAGGACTGGCATCTTTAATGGGCAAAGATATAACAGGTAAGGCTAAATATGCAAATGTGGATTTTTTGCAAAAGACATATACTAATAAGTTTCTTGCAGGTTGGGCTAATGGTTTAGAAAGATTTAGAACTACTACTTTTGGATTGTCACAAGATAAAGAAGGCATCAATAACTTTATACGCGCGTTGCATGGCAAGGCTGTAGATGATGCAGACATAATGCAAATTGCAAAAGATTATAACGTAATGATGGAAAACATACGTTTGGATTTTAATGCAGTAGGCGGCAGTATTAGTAAAAATGAAGATTGGATTTTGCCACAAAAACACGACATGACAAGAGTTGAAAAACTGTCTGAAGATGAGTGGGTTGATTACATAAAGCCTTTATTGGATAGAAATAAGATGCTAGATGATATAGGCAAGCCTCTAGATGATGCACAATTTGATCAGGGTTTACGGTACACCTATCAAACCATTACTACTGGCGGCAACAACAAAGCGCAAGGCTTAAGTACGCCTAGAGGTCTTGGTCGCAAACTGTCTCGCAGAGGCAGTGAAAAAAGATTTTTATATTTTAAGGATGGCGATTCATGGATTAGTTATCAAAACAAATTTGGTAAAGGTGATATATTCACAACGATTACTGATCACATACAAGACAAAGCAGGCGATATTGCACTCATGCAAGTGCTAGGGACAAACCCTAAAAATATGTATGAAGGGTTAAAAAACTATGCAGTACGAGAGTCCCAAAAACGAGGCAAACCTTTGGGCGGAGCAAAGCTACAGTATTACGACAACTTATATAAAGTGATTAGTGGTGAGGTAAATGGGGGGCAAGTTACTACTGTGGCTGATGTTATGCAAACATGGCGTAATGTAGAGGTTGCATCTAAACTTGGTGGCGCGGTAGTGGCATCGTTTACTGACGTAGCTACAGCCGCTATTACTGCTAACTACAATAAAATGAGCGCAACTAAAGTGTTCATGCGACAAGCGCAATTACTTAAAGAACAAGCCGCAGGTGGTGGCGAAGAAGCTCGTAATGTATTAGCTAGAATGGGTTTTGTAATTGACACAACGTTAGGCAGAGCGCACAGTTTAAGTAGATTTACAGATACATACGGATCAGGTACAACAGCCAAAGTTGCAGAAATGACATTGCGAGGATCAGGGCTTGAAATTTGGACACAATCTATGCAAAAAGGTTTTACTATGGAGTTTGCAGGAATGTTGTCTGATAGCTTTAAAAAGTCATTTGATGATTTAGAATTTAAGGAAGTGCTAGAGCGTTATGGGATTACTAAAGAAGATTGGGATGCATTTAGAAAGACTGAAGTAATTGACTACAAAGGGGCTAAGTTTGCTAATGTAACATTAGATAAAAGCATGAAGTTCCATAGAATGATACTTCAAGAAATGGAATACGCTACGCCTACTATGGATGCAAGAACGCAAGCTATTACAACGATGGGTACGCAAAGAGCAACAGGGTTAGGTCAAGGTGTTCGTAGTATAATGATGATTAAATCATTTCCTATAACTGTAGCTATGAATCACTGGATGCGTGGTATGTCACAAGCAACAATGGGTGGCACAATATCCTATCTAACTACTTTTGCCGCGGCTTCTACTATGATGGGTGGATTATCATTACAAGCAAAAGAACTAGCTAAAGGGCGTGATGCAAGGAACGTAGACGGCACATTTGTATTTGACGCATTTATTATGGGTGGCTCTGGTTCATTATTCGCAGACTTTATATTAGCTGATTCAGAAAAGTATGGGCAGTCTTTAACTGAAAGCATTGCAGGCGTACAGGCTTCTACAGCTTCTAAGTTAATTAAGATGACAAAAGGTAATATTAAAGACGCATTAAAAGGCGAAGATACAAACATACTAGGCGATGGATTAAACTTTATAAAAGGTTTGACGCCAGATACATGGTATACGCAGTTATTTACTGACAACATGATAGAAGCGTTTAGAAAAGAAGTAGACCCTAATAGGGAAAAAACATTAAATAAAATGGCAAGACAAAGACAAACTGAATATGGACAAGGTCAGTGGTGGCAACAAGGTGAATTAACTCCAGAATTTGTGCAAGATTAAGAGGATACTATGACAGTTACAGCAAATACAACTAGAAACGATTACACAGCAGGTTCAGCCCAGAGTGTATATAACTATACGTTTCAGCTTAATGATGCGGCTGATGTTGATGTATACCTCGATGGTGTTAAACAGACCTTAAATACACACTACACTGTACAAAATGTAGACAATGCTTCTGGCGGTACTATTACATTTACTTTGGTAGATGCTAATAATAACCCCATACATCCTACACAGGGTGCTGTAATTAGCATTGTCATGGCGATGGATTTGGATAGAGATACTAACTATCAGCCTAGTGGTGCATTCTTAGCGTCAGATGTCAACAATGACTTTGATCGTCTATGGCATTCTACTAACCAACAGCAGACAGCAATCAATCGTAGCCTTCGTTTACAAGATACTGACGTTACTACGTCTTCTATGGAGCTACCATTAAAGGATGCGCGTAAAGGTAAGCTGTTAGCATTTAACGCTTCTACAGGCGACCCTGAAGCTACAAGTAATAATCAGTCTAATTGGGATGCGGCATACAATGACAAAATAAACTCTGCTTCATTTAGTGGCTCTACGCTTACATTGGGTCAGCAAGATGGTGGCACTATTACTGCATCACATACGCCTTATCTTCCTCTAACTGGCGGTACTCTCACTGGCAACTTAAACTTAGGAAATGCTAGGCTGACTGTAGGCTCAAGTAATCAGTTAGAAATCTACAACTTCTTAGGTGAAACCTTAATCAAAGAATCGGGGTCAGGGGGATTAAGTATACGTGGTGAAAACCTATCGTTAGCTGATACTGATGGGGGCAAGTACATCAGCGGTATAGCCGATGGTGCAGTAACCTTACACTACGATGACAACCCTAAGTTAGCAACTACTAATGGTGGTATAAGCGTTACAGGAACTATTACTGCTACAGGCTACAATGATAGCAACTGGAATGCGGCATATAACGACAAGATTAACTCAGCATCTTTTAATACTTCTACTGGCGTTTTAACTTTAACTCAGCAGGATAGTGGCACTGTAACTGTAGATTTAGATAATCGTTATCTCACATCGTTTGACATAACCACACAGACTGACCCAAAGTATTTACGTGCTGATGCTAGTGACACAACTACAGGAACTATTACTGCCGCAGGTTTAATTGCAGGCGGACTTACGTATCCAACATCTGATGGCTCTTCTAATCAGGTATTAGTAACTAATGGTAATGGTACGTTATCGTTTGCCAACCAATCTGGTGGGGGCGGGGGTTCATCGCTTTGGTCTGCTAATGGCTCTGATATTTACTATAACTCAGGCAACGTAGGTATAGGCGAAACTAACCCACTACAAAAGTTACACATTGATGGTAATGCCCTATTTGAAAACAATAAGGAAATACGCTTTAAGGATAGCGGTGGAACTCAAAGGACTGCTGTAGCTTTAGACTCATATAATGACCTTAACATTGGTACATCAGCAGGGGGTAACTTAAAGTTCATCAATGGTAGTTCTTATGCTGAACGTATGCGTATTGACTCATCAGGCAACGTAGGCATAGGTACTAGTAGTCCTAATAGAAAGCTACACGTTAGTGGTTCAGGAAGCACAATAGCGGTTAAAGTTGAAGCTACTGATGGAAACCAATCTAGTTTAGATTTAAAGAACAGTGAAGGCGAGTTCCGTATCATTAGCAATGGTGGTACATTAAGTGTTTATGACCAAACTGCTAACAACGAGCGTATGCGTATTGACTCATCAGGTAACGTAGGTATAGGTACTAGTAATCCATCTGAAACTTTAACTGTAATTGGAAATATAACGGCTTATAAGCCCACCGCAGGTGCTAATATTCTCTCATTACAAAGAGCAGGTGCGACTAATCCGTGGAAACTTGCACAGGGTCATACCGCTACAGATTACTTTGAAATATTAGAGGGTAGTAACTCTAGGTTTACAATTAAAAATGGTGGCAACGTAGGTATTGGTACTAATAGTCCATCATCTAAACTTACTGTTGTAGGTGACATAGAACAAACTACAGGTGACTTAAAGTACACAGGTGCTATCAACTGGGATATAGCGCATCATGGTGCAGGACAGAATATAGTATTTAGCACAACACCTACAGGCGGTTCTGCAACACAACGTATGCGTATAGACTCATCAGGCAACGTATTGGTGGGTAAGACTTCTACAGCGTTTGGTACAGCAGGTTCAGTTAGCTACGCAACAGGACTTCTAACTGCTACAGTTGATGGTAATGCCTGTGTTCAGTTAAACCGCTTATCGTCTGATGGCGTTATACAAACCTTTGGTAAAGACGGCACAACTGTAGGGTCTATTGGTACTATTGGTGGTGATACTTACTTTGAACATAATGGCACAGGTATTAGACTTTGGGATGGAAATGAAGCTATAACTCCCTGCGGAGCAAGTGGAGCTACTGTAGACGGCACTAGGAGTCTTGGAGCATCTGAGGCTCGCTTCAAAGACCTCTACCTATCTGGCGAAGTAAAAGCACATTCTGCTTTAATTGAACACACTGGAACAAGTGCTTCATCATCAGCAAACTTACAGCTTAAAGGTGGCGGTGGCGGGTTAATTTTATTTACGGATGACACTTCAGACCCCGATTATAGTATAGACACTTACACTAATAATTTTAATATTAAACAAGGCAATGATGTATTACTAAACTCTGGGTCTGACAATAATAATGTAGGTATTGGCGGGGCTTCAGATGGTACGCATAAACTTAAAGTACATGGTACTGTCACAGCTACATCCTTCACAGGTGATGGCTCTAACTTAACTAACTTACCTGCGGGTGGTATAGCCTCGTTAGTCGCTGACACTTCTCCACAGCTAGGCGGTAACTTAGATTTAAACTCTAATGATATTACTGGTACAGGTGACATTGATATTACAGGCTCAGTAGATGCTAATTTGATTGACCTTAATAGCTCTGCTACTCCTAATATTCGTAGTTTTATTACTCAAGGCAGTGGTGGCTCTAACCCGGAATACAGTGCAAATTGCCCTTTGACAATTAAGTCAGGCTTTACTGGGGGTGGCGTGTACTCTCCTTATTACACTGTATTGTTTACTGATGGAGGTAACACTGAAAGAGGCTCTATTAGAACAAACTCATACGGAGTTTCTTACAATACTTCATCTGACTATAGGCTTAAAGAAGATATACAGGCTGTGCCTAACGCAACTGCTAGGACACTTGCTCTTAAACCTTGTAATTTCCAATGGATAGGAACAAGTGAAAGAGTAGATGGTTTCTTAGCGCATGAGTTAGCCGAACAAGTGCCTGAAGCAGTAGCGGGTGAAAAAGATGCTGTAGATTCTGAGGGTAATCCTCAGTATCAAGGAGTAGACCAAGCTAAAATAGTCCCATTATTAGTTAAAACAATTCAAGAGCTAGAGGCTCGTATAACAGAACTGGAGAACAACTAAATGAACTTTTCAATATCAACATTAGAAAGCAACACAGATGGGGGAGTAGTAGTAGCCCACTGGCAAGTAAACAAAGCCTCTGGTGAGAACGTAGCCTCATCTTATGGAACTGTTAGCTTTACCCCTGACTCATCTGCTGATGGTTATACAGCTTATGATGCTTTAACTGAAGCAGACGTAATCGCATGGGTGCAAGGTGCATTAGATACAACAGCACTAGAAGCATCACTAGACGCTGACTTGGCAGAACAAGCTAGTCCGTCTGTAACTGTAGGGACACCTTGGTAATGATTACAATAGACGATAAAGAATATACAGAAGAGGACTTAGATGAAGGTCAGATTGTGCAAGTGCAAAGAATCAATGCATTACGCGCTGAACTAAGTCAATTAGATATGCGATCACAAGAGCTTAATGTTCTTATAAATGCGTATGCTAATTCAATAAAGGAAAGTCTTTCTGAGGAAAAGTAATGGGCGAATTAGAACCAAGGGTAAGCAAATTGGAATGGCGTGTAGATAATCATTCAAGTCAACTGACAAGACTGCATAACGCTACGTCTGAGTTAAGAGATGAGTTACATAATATTAACAAGTCTTTACTACAGATTAAGTGGCTAGCTTTAGGTGGCGCAGTAGTGTTAGTTGGTGATTCTCTTGGAATTGGCAGTATGATGAAACTGATTGGAGCGTAGTATGTGGCAATCGTTAATAGGACCAGTGGCTAATATTGCAGGCGGGTACTTAAAAAACAAAGCAGAAGAAAAGCAAGCAAAACATGAAGCTAAGATGAAGGTCATACAAAGTGATAGTGACTGGGAATCAAAAGCTGTTGATGCTTCTGCTAACTCATGGAAGGATGAGTTCTGGACTATAGTTTTGTCTGTGCCTATATTTATGATTGGTTACTCTATTGTTGTAGGTGATCCAGAGATTGTTGGTAGAGTAGAGCAGGGGTTTGTTGCTCTTTCAGGGTTGCCTGAATGGTATCAGTATCTATTGTTTATAGCTATATCTAGCTCGTTTGGTATTAAGGGTGTGTCTAAGTTAATGAGTCTGCGTAAGTGAGACTATTACTTTTACTGTTATTTTGTGTTCCAGTGTATGCGTCAGACAGCCAACAGAATGGTGATCTGAATCAAAACACACAGGACTCTACAGTGAACAGTAATAATGTTACAACTAGCACTACAACGCAGAATGTAGGGGCAGGAGCAGGCAAGCCTAATCCTGTGAACACTGCCATAGCACCATCACTTATGTCGTCAGGCAATGATACTTGTTTACGATCTGCCAGTGGCGGTATGCAGATAGATGTCCTAGGCATCAATGGTGGTCGTTATGTTCAGGATGAAGAGTGTAACAGAAGGAAAGACAGTAAGGTTTTAAAAGACATGGGAATGTCTATAGCGTCAGTGTCTAGGATGTGCCAGAACATTAACAACTGGACAGCCATGTTCATTGCAGGCACACCATGCCCCATACTAGTTAATGGTCGTATGGTATTTGGTAAGAATGCTTTTATAGCCATGAAGAATAACCCGACATTATTTATTCCTGACTATAAAGATAAAGAAACACACTACAATCAACTATTAGGTATAGGAGTAGAAGTAAATGAAGAAGATACTAGCGACAATCTTAGCGTGTCTGAGCGTTTCCGCCCAAAGTCTTGATGTAACTAACTTAGTAGATACTAGTCAGAGCATTGTAGATACGTTTGATTCAGGTATACAAAGAGTATCAGCCTTACAAACATTATCTGAGCAGGGATTAATTTCCCCTGATAGTGTAGTTGATGACAGCAAGCTAACCTACGAACAAGCACAAGCCTATAACAATGCTTTACAAATGACAACAGAAGCAGTGTATACAATGTCCGCTAACGAGTTTGTAGACGAACAGGTAGATGAGGCTAGGGTTGAGCTTAACACCGCTATAAGCGCATTTGTGGGCGCGTCAGAGGTACTTATAACGGCAGTCACAGTTAATGACATGGCTGAAGAGGTTCAGGAGAGTGGTGATGCTGTACAAGCGCAAGAGATACAGTCATTCATTGCTAACAATGAAGTTGAGATAACTGATGTACACGTTGATGTGTATAATGAGTCCTTAGATACTGTAGAAGAGACAGCCCAAACCTTTGCCGCCTTTGTTGCAGTACAGAATGATGAGGTGTTAGTACAGGATATGCAAACTGAAGTAGACATGATGGGTGAAGACTTTATGAATGCTTATGATGCGTCATTTGATTCATCTACTGGTTATGCTTCTTTGTCATTCCACACGACTAACGTAGTTATGATGTACAGTTTAGAGGGTGCATTTGTAAGTGCGGCTGATGTGTTGGGCGCAGGTCAAGAGGGTGACTTCTACCAGACTGGACCTACTGTTGAATGTTTTTATTGTGAGGAATATTAATGCTTGCTGACACAGAAGTTAATATAGGTGGCACTAAACTTAAAGGCGTGTGGATTGCTATAGTCCTGACGATAGGCACAAGTATTGGTGGTACTGTATGGACAGCCAGTAGTTTGTACTCAAGATTAGAAGCCGTAGAATCTATACAGATACCTGATACAACTGAGATGCAAGAACAGCTCGTTGCTTTAGGTAGCAACCTAGAGACTATCATGGAGCGTCAGAAGGAACTGATAGCCTTACAGGAAAGAGTAGTTGATGTAGAGAAGTTAGTTACAGAGATGCAGGTAACTGTTGAAAAGGCTAAGATAGCTACAGAAAATAGTGATAAGATACAGGGTAGGTTAGATAAGATTGACAAGGAAGTGGAGTCGCTCTGGCAGGGCATGGACTTTTTGGCTAATCCGTATCGAGGTGAATAATGTTTAAGTATTTTAAAATTGAAGAATTTGACTGTCAGTGTACTGGCAACAACGAAATGAAAGAAGAGTTCATCCATAAACTAGATGAGTTGCGTGAAGCCTGTGGGTTTAGCTTTAACATATCATCTGGCTATCGTGATCCATCACATCCTATCGAGGCTCGTAAGTCTAAAGCAGGTACTCATGCACAAGGCATAGCGGCTGACATCATGGTAGCTAATGGTGCAGAGAGATACAAGATTGTTAGTGAGGCGATGCGTCTAGGGTTTACTGGAGTTGGTGTTGCCAAGACGTTCATCCATGTAGACATTCGAGAAACCACACCAGTGGTATGGCAATACTAGGCTAGTAAAGACCTGCGTCTGGCTTTCTTTTTAATCTTCTTAGGCTGAGAACTATACTGCTTTCCTGCGGCAGTATCTCTTCTCTTCTTTGCTGATGTGGCGGCATACTCTTGAGAGGTGAGTGCTTGTCTAGCTTTTCTAGGTAGGTATCTTTCACCTGTAGCTTCTGAACCCTGAGTGCTAGGCTTACCTGATTTAGTACCCCAGTCCTGTTTAGTCCAGTTCTTTAGGCTACGCTGTGATTTAGCAAGCATTACTTGTACCCACCGCCTTTGGCTTTATACATACGAGCAAGCATCTGCGCCTTACGCGCTGACCATTGCCCTGATCTGCCACCCTTGTTACCTGCTTTGATTCTGTTAAACAGGTTCTTACGCATGGTTGGCTTGGTATAATTACCTGCTTCGTTTACTGCCATTATTAGTTACCGATTAATGACTTCTTCTTTTTCTTGCTAACCAACTTCTTTCTCGCTTCAGCAGTGCTTTCAAGCTGTTCTTTAATCTCTGACGATGTGAAATTATGACGAGATTTTATCAGCACAAATGCTTGGTTCACTTGGTCTGCACTTAGTTTTTTTCTTTCGTGTGTTGGAAAGGTTTGATTGAATTTTTTCAATTCATCTTTGGTTACGCTTGAAGAATCTTGGTTTAACATAATTATTTCCTGTTTGGTTTACTGTAACTATTAGATAACAATGACTTTTTCTTTTTCTTTGGTGGTCTACCCACCTTAGAACCGTATGTACCAGTACCTTGTGGCATAGTATTCTCCTACCATTTAACTTTGTTAGCCCAGTATGCGGCAGACATCTTACCTTTAGCAATGTTCTTTCTATGTCTAGCCTTAAATGATTTGCGTCTAGCCTTATCTTTAGCTGTCATTGGCTTTTTACCTGCACCGCGTACACCTTGCTGTCCAAACCTAATAGTTTTAACTTTATCGCCTACCTTGGCTACCACTACATGGGATTTTGTAGGGTGGTTAGGGGTGCGTTTAGGCTTGTTATAACCTGATACGCCAATACGTTTTAATAGGGACTTAGACATTGCCCTATTATAGCAAAAAAAAGCCCCAATTTCATGGGGCAAAGACCTACTAGGGGAATAAATTATTCTTCATCAAACATCTCAGGATGTTCAAGACTTAACTGCTCTTCGGTAGGTGGCTCATTTACTTTAGCCATCTCTTCCTCAATCTGACCCCATATCTGTATAATTTCTTTTCTAGCATAACCACTAGCATTTCTATACACAGAAGCAGTCAATACATTAATTAACTCTTCGCGTATATCAGATAGTTGATAAGCGTCTATCCTGTCAAACATAATCTGTAAAGTAAAATCATTCATATAACACCTCAGTTATAACTGATTGGTTCGTAGTTCTCGTCTTCATCCATCTTCTTAAACTCTTCCCTGTAATGCTTTGCTATTTCTTTTCTCAACAACTTGTTAGTCTTCATTAAGACCTGCCACTTCTCTCTGAGCATCTCCATGTGTCCCTGCCCTAACGTATCCTCTAGCCACTTAGTAAACTCTAGTGGGTTAGCAGTAAACTTCATGTGGCAGTAGTGACATAGACATACAGCGTTATCCATTGACCACCTGACTGACTTAGCAGACCTGCCATAGATGTGGGCGCATTCCATTCTGCCCTCTACCTTGCCACAGCTTTCACATACATGACCTGCTTTCTTCCTGACTACATCACTAAACCATTTGTCTGCCGCATCACGTTTTATTGCCATTCTTAAAATCCTTTGTAGGGAATGATACATAGAGTCCATATTGTTCTGCCAAGTGTCTGGTTATTGTTTCTGCTACTAATGGTACTTCATCTGTGGACAACTGCCTACTGCTTTCATCCTTGTTAGGGTACATTGCTCTTTGAACTGTCATCCATATCAAGTCCATCACACTGCGGTCAGTCCAAGGGCATTCAATAGGCTTGCTCAACACTGGGCTTGTGATTACACAAGGAAACCCTGCATCGTTACACCTTTTGGCTATCTCCTTACAGAACACCCACATAGCATTGTTTTGTTTAATGCTTCTAGGCTTGCCTAGCTTGTACTCAAACGTAACGTACTTGTGCTTCTCATACATCTGTTTAACAAACTCAGTGTACATTGATAGCTTTTTAGGGCAGTTGACTGTCCATGCAGAACCATTCATAGGCACATCCTTAAATATTTATTCATCATCTTCTCAGATTCAGTCTCACATCTATCAGGTATGACAACAGAATTACTGTAATTAGTGCCATCCGCCCTGCAAAATGGTTTTCTTTTAGGGGCAATCACTTGATCTGTAATAACCTTGCCCTCAATATGACCCATTCTAGTCCTTAATGTAGGAATAGCAAGACCAGTTTTTTCTGCTAACTCTCGATAAGTGTAAGAATTGCCTTTGATAAACTTGTCATTAGTAGTGCCTACAAACTTATACAGATTTTCACCACCATGTTTTTTTCTATTCATTATCAACTCTCCATGTAGTATTCAGCTACACTACACTTCTCATTGTAGCGGTTGGTTACACTCTTGCGGTCAGTCTTTATGTCGTGACCCTGTTCTTTCAGCTCAAAGATTCTAGCCGCCACTTGTGTGATGCCTAGTTCTTCAAAAGCATTCAGGCAGGTTAATTTTTTACCATCTTTTAGATAATCTAAAACTCTCTCTACTTGTGTCATTGTGTTCTCCTATTTTGGATAGTTTTGAATTGGGTAATTTAACGCTTTCATATATATTTTTTTTTGCCTCTTGTTTCCTATAAAGATTACATATCTATGTTTTGGGCTTCTATAAACTCTTTTAGTTTTATCGCCTAAACTGTGTCTACTGTGCTTACCGTTTGCTGATGCTTGGTCAGTTCTTCCTTTTGTTGTGCCAGTAAATAAAAAGTTTGTAGCCTGATAAACATAACCTGTATGCTTTTGTGCTGTGTCTGCATAACTGACAATAATTTTTGGCTTTGGTAATAGCTTCAAAGATTGTGCTATAAGATAACTCGCTTCATTTTTGTTGTTATTAATTAACACAAGTCTATTTAATTCTATCACATCCTGCTTAAATTCAATTCCACAAATACCTTTGCATAATGTATGTGATGCAGGTGAGCCATAAGATATAAGACCAACCATTTTTTCACCATCAAACAAACCGAAAGCATAAGATATTGACGGCATCCTTTTTGCGTAATGCAAATTCAGGATTAAATCTTTAGTTTCAGCATAGCTTATTTGCTTAACCTTCAATCCTTTCATAACTCCCCCAGTTATTGTTAGTTAGCCCATGATCTATCGGTTAGCTTCTTACCATCTTCTAAATATTTTAATACTCTCTCTACTTGTGTCATTGTAGTCTCCTGTATTGGAAGTGTTCATCCCAGTTTTTTTTGCTTGCATCAAACTCTATAAAGCAATTTATTAAATTATCCAGTATTTCTTTTAAGTCAGTCAGTCCATCACTTTCCATATCCAACTTGATTTGCATAAAGTCTATAGCCATAGACGCGCGATGTAATTGTATTATTACGTTGTATGCAGAATGGCTCTTATATGCATCGTATCTGCGCTCAAAAAGGTCAGATGGTATATTGTATTCAGACATTTATTACTCCTAGTTAGCCCATGATCTATCAGTTAATGCGAGTTCAATATCGCGTTTCTTTATTTGATCAGGTTTTTTCGCCACCTTTGTTAGTGTAGGGGCTTCAACCTCATCTTCCCACCTTGCATTGTTTAGATAGGTTGACGCATGAGGTATAAATGTTTTGTTCGCATCACTCCACTCGCCATGTTTTATCCGCAACGCAATGTTCTCAGCTATCAGCATTACAGTATTGTCATTAAGTTTGAGTTTATCCCATGCTTTCTTAGCTTGTGCCTTGCCAACCTTTCTTGGGTAAACAGTCCAGAATGATTCAAAATGATCTATATTATTAACTGTAATATTAGATGTAGTATTAACTGTATTATTATCCTTAAACTTTTCTTTAATAGGGTCTTTAACTTTTCTTTGTGGGGTATTTAACTTTTCTTTAATACCCCCATTAAGTAATCTTATATACCTATTTAAGATTTGTTTAGTACCCCTATCCTGTTCCATCTCAATGCTGACGTAGCCTGCGTCTTTTAGACTACCTATCCACTTACTAATAGATACCTTACTTACGTTATATAGTTCTGCAAAGTATCCGTTAGTTGCCCAACAATATCCTTTCTCATTGCAAAGTGCAGTGATCTCACCATATAAAAGTTTGGCGTTAGGCGTTAGACTCTCATCGTATCTGACGTTAGCAGGGATGATTGCGTAGTAACCTTTCTTATCCATGTTCACCTGCCCTGATAAACTCGCTGACTGGTACCTGGAATAGATCAGACAGTGCAACTAGTGTGGCACAGCTTGGATCGCGATGGTTGTTTCTTATCAAACTAACAGTAGCAGGAGATAGTCCACCCTCTCTTGCTATATCAGCTTGGGTCATGCGGTGTGTAGTCATATAAAAGTCTAGCGATTTGTTAATATCCATGTTGTCTCCTTAGTAATTTGTACTCATGATATACTAATGTAAAATAATTTGCAAATAGTTATTGACAGTAGTGTAAGCATCAACTAATATGTCGGTACACAAACACAAGAGAGGACAGCAAAATGGATAGACCAATCATATTTGAAGAGTATAACTTCAGCAAAGCAGAGACTCAGTTCCCTTTGATAAACAGAAACAGCACCAGTAAAGAGATAGAAGACGCTGCGTGGCAATACACTACAGATTTGTTGCGCGATGATTCTATTTTACTGCAAGAGGTATTTGTTGGTGAGTATCTAGGAGATATGGGTATCATAGAAAGTTACCACAGTCAGGTTTTAGAGGCTGTATCTGAAGAAAACTATGCTAAGATAGGTAAGCTAGTTGAGGCTTGCATGGCTGAGTTCAACAAGAAGACTGTTGATTATATTGAAGAACACATTACACAAATGGAGTATAGATATGTCTGATTTAAATAATATGAGCGACTATGATCGCGGAGAGTATGACTGCATTCATGGGCATCCCGCCAGAGAATGCGAAAACGAAAACTATTACTATGGTTATGGCGATGCGTATGCCAAAGAGCAGTGCAGACCATATTATAGTGATGAGCAAATGTTAGAGATTATGAGGAGTGAAAGATGAGTAACGTATGGACAACACTGTCAGCGATTGACGTATCAAAACACATTGAGAAGAAGGGTAACTTGAGTTACCTTTCATGGGCGTATGCTTGGGGTACACTGATGAAGTATTACCCTGAAGCTACTTACTTTTACGATGAGCCTAATGTAGACCCTAATGGGACTGTAGAGGTAGAGGTAGAGTTGACTATCGAGGGTATCACTAGACGTATGTGGCTACCTGTGATGGATCATAGGAATAAAGCTATTGTAAACCCAACATCAAGAGATGTGAGTGATGCTAGAATGCGATGCTTAGTTAAGTGTATTGCTATGTTTGGACTTGGGCATTACATCTACGCAGGGGAAGACCTGCCACTAGCTGTATCAGATTCGCCTATCACTGAGATACAATCGGCTAAGTTAAAACAGTTGCTTGAAAAAACAGAGAGCGATGTTAAGAAGTTCTGTCAGGTGTTCAAGTGCAAGACTGTTGATGAGTTATCAGTAGCTCAGTATGATAGGGCTATCTCAATGTTGGAGAAAAAAATTGCAAATACTGCAAGCTGACCAAGGCACACAGGAGTGGCTAGACGCTAGGTTAGGTAGACCCAGTGCTAGTCAGTTCTGTAAGTTAGTCACTACGGCAGGGAAGCCTAGTGCATCTGCTGATGATTATATCAGTGAGATGATTGCAGAAAGAATCACAGGGGAGCGTGAGCCTATCTACGTAAATGAGTGGATGCAGAGAGGCACAGAGTTAGAGCCTGAAGCCAGAGCAACCTATGAGTTTATGAATGGTGTTGACGTAGAAGAAGTAGGGTTTATACTAGATGACTCAGGAGAGTTCGGTTGCAGCCCTGATGGATTAGTTAATGATGATGGTGGGGTAGAGTTTAAATGCCCTGCCCCAAAGAACCACATAGCATGGAGCAGAAAGGGCGTATGTCCGAGTAAGCATTATGCACAGGTACAGGGTTGCTTGTATATTACAGGCAGAGAATGGTGGGATTTTATGTCCTATCACCCTGATATGAAGCCCTTTATTGTAAGGGTAGAGCGCGATGAAGAGTTCATTGCAAAACTGGCTGAACAAATTAGTCTAGCCGTAGAGGAAATCAAATCAGAAGTGAGGAATTTAACATGAGTAAGATAGGTGTTTCAGTATCTATAGATGTGACAAAGATTGATAAGTCACGCATCAAAGAAGTAACCAAGAAAGATGGGTCAGTGGCAAAGTATGTAAACCTAACTACCTTTATCAACCCAAGTGAAGAAGACCAGTATGGTAATCATGGGTTCATATCGCAAAGCATGACCAAAGAAGAGCGTGAAGCAGGTGAAGAACGCCCGCCCATTCTAGGTAATGTTAAGGTTATATTTAATGAAGCTCCACAAAAGCAAGCGAGCTTTATCTCAGAAGATGTACCATTTTAAGGGGTAAAACATGCCTAAGAAGAATGTAGAAAAAGCAATCAAAGACGCTCACGATTCAGCCGATAAAGCTATTGATGAGGCGCAAGCAGAACTCAGGGAAACAAGACAAGAAGTAATGGCGTGGCTCAAGAAAGAGTACACGTTCAAACGCTCTGAGTTAATCGTAATTGGCGGTAGCGTTATCGCAACACTATTACTCCTCTAGGTTAAGGCGTTAGCCTGTGTAACTGGCTTGGTTCACCAGTAACCGCAACGAACCATTACAATTTGGTATATACTGTATGAATAAACAGCATTAGATTTTATTTTTGGAATCACTATAATACACCACGCGAGGTAAGAGAATGACCAAGCATCTTGTAATACCTGATACCCAAGTTAAACCTAACCAACCTATTGACCATCTAAGATGGGCAGGACTGTATGCTGTTGACAAAAAACCAGATGTTATTATCCATATTGGCGATCATTTTGATATGCCTAGCCTTAGTTCATGGGACGTCGGCAAGAAGTCCTTTGAGGGCAGACGCTACACAGATGACATTGAGTCAGGCATCAAGGGAATGGAAGCATTCATCGCACCCATCAGGGAAGAACAACAGCGACTCATTAAGAACAAGCACAAGCAGTGGAATCCACGACTGGTATTCACTCTCGGAAACCATGAACAAAGAATTGAACGCGCTATTGAAACCGATCCAAAACTAGATGGGCTGATTGGGTATCATGATTTCAAACTAGATGAATTTGGGTTTGAGGTTTACGATTTCTTAGAGGTAGCAGTCATTGACGGCATAGCCTACTCACATTACTTCACCAGTGGGGTGATGGGCAGACCAGTATCAAGTGCTAGGAATATGTTATCCAAGAAGATGATGTCATGCGTGATGGGTCACGTACAGGATAGGGATATTGCCTACGCTCGCAGGGCAGACGGCAAGAATATTTTAGGCTTGTTTTCAGGCATTTACTACCAACATGATGAAGACTATCTAACAGCGCAGACCAATGGCTCATGGCGTGGTATATGGCTGTTGAATGAAGTCAATGATGGGTCGTGTGATGAACTCCCGATATCTATGAATTTTTTGAGGGATAAGTATGCAGGTAAGTGAGAAAGATTGGCTAGGTTTGCAGAAACAGCACCCTGCCATTGAGAAGTCTAAACTAGACGAGGTTAATAGCCCTGAACACTACGCTAGTGGTAGCGTTGAATGTATTGATGCGATTGAATCTAGTATGACTGGTGAAGCATTTGCGGGGTATTGTAAAGGGAATTGCATTAAGTATTTATGGCGTTATCTAGATAAAGGTGGAGTGCAATCCTTAGAGAAGTGCCAATGGTATCTAAACAGGTTACTGGAAGCAGAAAAAACGCGCCTATAGGGATTTCTAAGCGCGCTTAAGGGGTTAAGGTATATCAACCTATAGGGCTAGTCGTCAATCTCGATATAAGCACCTGTACGGTTCTTTTTAAACACTCGAATAACCCCAGTCGATTCGCTTTCAACTTGGATTAGATTAAAACTATTTTTCCAAGTCCAAGTATTTAACTCGTGTACGTCATTCAATACTGCTTTATGGGATAGGCTCCCATCGTCATTTAATTTATGCGCTATCATTTTTTAATCTCCTCTACTATTTCAGCTATATAGATTTCGTCATGTTCATCAGCTATTAAAATATCCTTAAACTTATTCGCCTGTTCAAGGGTTGGGAATCGCAGGGCGTGTTGCCCCGCGTCAGTGAACCAAACTACTACGTATTTCACAGCACTACCCTCACTATTTGAATTGCTAGGCATATATACAAGCCTAGTCCAGTCACTAGCCACAAATGCGCCCTAATTGATTTTCTCGCCTGTTTGCGCTCCCATTGTTTGAGTGCTAGGTATCGAGTCGCATTGCATTTTCTATCGTATATGGTCATTTTATTTATCCTCTATTTTGCCCATTAAAATTGATGTTCTAGCAACATCATTGTTTGTTACTGTTTGCCCTAAAAACTCATGCTCCGATACATAGCGCGTCTTAACTAACTCGCCCTTGCTATTGTAGGTATCTAGTCTATCGACTACAGTGCATACTTTAGGGTGTTTGCCGCGCGTCTTATAAACTACGCCAATTAAATTTTCCATT